GGTGTACGGCAATGCGCGGGTGTACGGCAATGCGCGGGTGTCCGGCGATGCGCGGGTGTTTAGAATGTCTCACTATCTTACTGTTGGCCCGCTCGGTAGCAGAAATGATTTCACCACTTTCTTCCGCACAAAGCATCTTACAATCGGCGTAAACTGTGGATGCTTTGAAGGAGACATAGATCAATTCTTCGAAGCCGTAGAGAAAACGCATGGAAACAATAAACATGCACGGGCGTATAAAGCTGCTATTGCACTGGCAAAGTTACAGATTGATTTAAACGAGGAGGATTCCAATGAAGAAGAGACTGAAAAAGAAAGTTGAGAAGATGCGCCGGAAGAAGGTGCATGAGATTCTGGAAATGGTGCTGGAAATCAACACCACATATGCAAGAAGACAGGATGTTACAGGAAACAAGCCTACGGCGTTTTTCTGGTTTAATGGACATACCGCCAGTTTAGATATTAGCGTATATCAGAATGGGTGGTATCCAAATTGCTGTGAATGTCAGAATTTCAATACTATTTTTGAGTATAGCATGGATGAATTGTTAGAAGAACTTTCAAATAGGAAAAAGGAGTTGCAGGATGCCGGAAAGATGTGACTGTTGCGGTGCATATCTGGAAGCTGGCGGACTCCTCTGCGAGAGATGCCGGGAAGATATGAAACGCCGAATCAAACATAGAAAAGAAAGGGAGAGCGAAAGAAATGCTGAAAAAAGCGGACGATCTTAAGATCGGAGATGAAATTATCGTCAAGGGATATGGCGGGCTTGAGTGGAACACGCTCAAGGGGAAAATCGTCAAAATCGTGGATAGCGGGAAGTGGCTTACTGCATTTGTGGATGATGGGAATGCGTTCCGGTTGCCGAGCGGAACCGTGATCTACAAAGATGTTGCGCTGAGCAAGGAAGATTCAATCGAGGTGGCGTGATGGAAGAGAAGAAGAAAAACATTCATGAGTCGATCGCGGCTGTCATGGCTGAGATCGGGGCGATCGGCAAGAACAGCCAAAACAAACAGCAGGGATTCATGTACAGGGGTGTTGACGCAGTCATTAACGCGATCAACCCGGCGCTGATCAAGTACAAGATGTATATTGTCCCGGAAGTGTTGGAGTATACATGCAACGAGCGGACAACAGCGAAGGGCGGGAACCTGATCTATGCAATCTGCAAAATGCGGTACACATTTTACGCCGAAGACGGATCTTGCATTCCTGCAACTGTAATGGGAATGGGTATGGATAGCGGAGACAAGGCAATGAATAAAGCGATGTCTGTAGCATTCAAATATGCTTGCTTCCAGACATTTTGCATCCCGACTGAGGAAATGAAAGATCCGGATGCAGAGACACCACCGCCAAGTAAACCGGCAAAGCCAACACTGGAAGCCAAATATGTAAACACGCTTTTCGCTGAGCTTCAGCGGACCGGCATCGGATTAAAAGGCATCTTACAGACGTACAAAGTCGCAGACGTGCATGATATGACATTTGAGGATTGGAAAAAGGCTATGGATATCCTCAAGGGAAAGCCAGACAAGCCTGCACCGGATGTCCCGGACAAGGCTGATGAGGGTCTGCCGTGGAATTGAGGTGGTAACACATGGAATGTACCGGAAAGCTTAAGGGAGTCGCGAAGGACTGGGTGAGCGGAAAATGGAACCTCACATTCGAGGTTGACGGCGATATCATCGCAGGGATCGACCAGATCAAGGACAAGCTCCTGACGGTGATCGTGAAACAGTACCGGAAGAAGCGGAGCCTGGATGCGAACGGAATGTACTGGAAGCTCCTTAGTGAGCTTGCAGAAGCGCTGAAAGTCAGCAAGCCGTGTATGCATAACGAGATGTTAAGGCGATACGGACAGCTCGAGATGATTGAAGGGCAGTGCGTGCCGCTCCGGATCCCGGACACCGATGAAGCCTATCAGAAAGCGCTGGAGGCGGAAGAGTATCACATCCGCCCCACATCGCAGACGATCGAGCGGAACGGAAAGCGTGACAGAGTATACTATCTCCTTCGCGGATCGCATGATTATGATACGAAAGAGTTCTCTGAGCTCCTGAGCGGACTTATAAGCGAGTGCAAGGAACAGGGCATACCAACAATCGCACCGGACGAGTTCAAGCGGCTCATGGGCGCGTATGAAGCGCAGAACGGCGGCAAACATGGCTAAGAAATTATGGAGCATCTTTACCGACGATATGGATCACTGCTACTTTACGGGATCACCGGAAGTGGAAAGGCACCACGTCTTCGGTGCTGCGAATCGCAGCAGATCGGAAGTGTACGGATATGTGATCCCGTTGCACCCGACACTGCACCCAAATGGGGCGATGTTCAAGCGCACGAAAGAGAACTTGAAGATTGATAAGTATCTGAAACAGCGCTGCCAGAGAGATTACGAAAAGAATCATGGCAGCAGAGCGGACTTCATAAAGGAGTTCGGGGAATCATACTTGTAAGGAAATCTTACAAGTTGGAATCAACCTCCAAATGGCACCTTTACATGTCACAGCATCTTATCGAGTGCCATTTTAATACATACCTCAAGCCCCGGATCATGCCGGGGCGGAAAGGAGGAGCAATGAAAGAGAAGGTAGACATGAATCTTGCAATGCTCATCGTGTACAATACGCTGGGCATAGGAAAAGAGAATGCGGTCAGCCGCAGGCAGATCGTGGAATCGACAGGATACCCAGACCGGCTGATAAGAGAATGCATCGAGCGGCTCAGAGAAGAAGAGCCGATACTTTCCGCCACTGATGGAAGTGGCTACTACATTGCCACAGAGGACGCACAGGGAGTCACAGAAGCCGTTGAATGGGTAACGGGGCAGAACCGCAGGGCGAAGTCTATACGGAAGTCATGCAGCGGCGCACAGAAGCTTATAAGCAGAGTACAGCAGATGGAGATGGGACATGAAATATAGTTTTACGATCCACGGGCGGCTCAAGGGGCTTAATGACTACATAGATGCCTGCCGGAGAAATCCGAAAGGCGGCGGCAGATTCAAGCATAAGGAACAGGCGTGGGTTTCCCTCTGTGTGAGAAATAAGCTCAGAGGGGTCAAGATCAGACGCCCGGTCATTATCCATTATCACTGGTACGAGCCGAACCGGAGACGGGACCTTGATAACATCGCAGGGTTTGGCCACAAAGTGATTCAGGATGCACTTGTTGAATGCGGAGTCCTCGCCAATGATGGATGGAAAGAGGTTTGTGGGTTTACTGATACCTTCTCTGTTACAAAGAAAGAACCGTGTGTAGCGGTCGAACTGGAGGAGGTGGAAGAATGAGAGAGAGCATGGTATTCTACCAGTCCTTCGCAAAGGCGATCAAGCTCATGCCGAAGGACAAACAGTTAGACGCCTTGTGGGCGATCATTGATTATGGACTGGATGGCACAGAGCCGGATCCAGAGACAGACGTTTACACGATGATGGTTTTCGAGATGGCAAAGCCGCAGATTGACTCGAATGTCAAACGGAAGGTGAATGGATCATCCGGCGGCAGACCGAAAACCTATGGTTATGAAGATGAAAAACCAGTGGTTACTGAAAGTGAAAACCATAGGTTATCGGATGAAAAACCTAATGTAAATGTAAATGAGAATGTAAATGTAAAGGAAAATGATAAAAAGAAAGACACTAACGTGTCTAAAGAAAAGCGCTTTGCGCCACCCACCCCGGAGAATGTGAGTGAATATTGCCGGGAAATGGGATACACGCATGTTGACGCTAATAAGTTCGTCGATACATTTTCTGCAAAGGGATGGAGAGTCGGGAAGACCAATACCCCCATGAAGGACTGGAAAGCGTCCGTAAGGAACTGGGAACGGCAAGAGAAAGAGTGGAGGGAGGAAAAGACCGCCAAAACTCAGGACAAGTCATCGAACCGGTTCAAGAATTTCACAGAGCGGCAGTATAACCAGTCTGACTATGACAAGATCATTTTCGGCGAGCTTGCGAAACCAAGAGGGGAGGAACACACATGAAATACCTGTATGACGTTCTCGACACAGATACCGGAGAGCGCGTGGTTGAGAGCGGCACCGCGAAAGATGTCGAGAGCGCAATTGGAATTGAAAAACGCCGGATCGCCATGTATGTAAAGACTGGGAATAAGTTTCACCGGCGCTATCTGATCGAGAGTGTAGGTGTCATTGATACTACCGAAGGGGCGCAGTTATGGTGTAACCGCTTTGCACGCGAATGGGACAAGGCGAGGGAAAAGGTCATGGGAGGTCTGAGAGATGCTGTTAAGTAAAGACGAGGCAAAGCTCCAGCGGTACACGCAGGCGCAGATTTTTATGGACAGGATCGCGCTTGCCGCGCATAAGGTTAAGCCAGGAGATAAGCTGACGGTATGGGCGCTCAAATGCAGTACAACAGAAGCTTGCAATAACAGGACGGAAGTCCACAGAAAAGCGAAGGTGATTGCGGTTTATCCACATTTTGTCCACGCGAGACTGGTGAACCCGCATCCTGGGCGGACTGGATGCGAAGAGAGCTTCCGTTGGGATGATATCGTGAAGTGGAATAAGTATTTATGGGAGGGCGCACAGAATGAAAGTGTTAGTCGCATGTGAAGAGTCACAGACCGTTTGTAAGGCGTTTCGCGACTTAGGGCATGAAGCGTATAGCTGCGACATCAAAAAGCCGTCTGGCGGTCATCCAGAGTGGCACATCCTCAATGACGCACTCAAAGTTCTGGCGGGGGGTCAAATCGTGACTATGGACGGCGCAACGCATGACGTTGGCAAGTGGGATTTGCTCATTGCGCATCCACCCTGCACTTATCTGTCAAACGCTGGTGCACGCCACCTCTGGAAAGGGCATGAGTTGCAGGCCGACCGTGTGATGCATGGGATTCTTGGCAGAGATTTGTTTATGCATTTTTGGTGGGCTGACATTCCCAAAATATGTGTAGAAAATCCAGTGCCCAGCAAAGTGTTTTGCCTGCCTAAGCATACACAGACTGTGCAACCGTATGAATATGGACATCCGTACAGCAAGAAAACCCGCCTTTGGCTGAAAGGACTTGAACCGCTACATCCAACAGATATCGTTGAACCTGTAGCAACGTGGTGCCCGTCTGGCTCGTACTCTCACAAACATGGAGAGTGCCATAAAGGGATGTTTACAACCGACAGAGCAAGAAACCGGGCAAAAACGTTTCCGGGGATCGCTAAGGCAATGGCAGAACAGTGGGGAGGTAAGGCATGAATGATGAGATGGCAACCACAGCAGATTTGCGGGATCTAAGAAGACTCATTCACGAGGTCACAGGATACCGGCTTTTGACAAGGAGTGAAGTCCATCAGATCACCATAATTTTGGAGCACGCAGTAGATCGTGAGCTTGCAAAAGCGGTGATGGAACAGGATGGTGGTAAGGAATGATTAGATTTTTAATTGGGGTTTGGCTCATCGTGATGGCGATAGGCGCAGCTATGTCAGTCATGATTGCTTGTGACGATGAGGACGTAAAAGGCGCAGTTTTATTTCTGACAACTCTGGGTTTAACATCTGCGATAGCTGAATTTGGCTTATGGATGATTATGGCAGCAGGAGGATGAGATAGATGAGAGTAATGTTTGGCTACTGGACCGTATGTATAACAGTGATTTCCTTCATCCTTTGCATTGCGGAAGACGATATAAAAGAGAAACTGCTTATAGTGGGAGCCACTGGGATATTTCTGGCCATGCTATTATTTGGCCTGTGGTTGATAGGAGGGTGAGATAGATGAGAGATCTTAATGAAATCTTAAGCAACAAGCACATATGGGGACATAGTATCATGTTCCCGATGCATACGGCATGGATCAAGCTGCCAGACTGCGGCACATGCAGCGTAATCTGGAGCGAGAACGAGGCTGGAATGGAGCACGTGAGCATTTCCCCGAAGAAAAAGTTAAGAATCCCCACATGGGATGACATGTGCGTTCTTAAGGAAACCTTTTTCCGGGACAGTGAAGAAGCTTACGAGATACACCCCAAAAAGAGCGAGTACGTCAACGTGGTTGAGAACTGCTTACACCTCTGGAAGCCGATCGGGCAGGAGCTGGAGGATTTGATCGAGATCAATGGGGAGATGAAAGCCATACTCATGAAGCTTGCGAAAGTAGAGCGGGATAATGAGGAGCTTAGAGAAAAACTTCGGCAGATTGATGGACCAGTGCAAGAAAGTAATATACGAAAGATCACGCTAATGGACGGCAGGAACGCATATGCTTGTGAAGTCGAACCGTGAGGAAGGAGAAAAATCATGGAAAAAGAACGCTGTGACAACTGCTTGTATGAGTACGCCTGTGACTGGAGCAAGGCAGGAGAAGAGTTGAAATGCGAGGATTGGAAGCCGGAGGTGATGAGTAATGGATCTCGAACAGAAGAGCATTGAGAGAATCAAGACGGCATCAGAGATGAGCTTACACCACTATGGCAAGCCGCTGATCTGCACTTATTCCGGCGGAAAAGACAGTGATGTGATGTTAGAGCTTTTCAAAAGATCCGGTGTTCCGTTCGAGGTTTCACACGGCCTGACAACCGTGGACGCGCCTCCGACAGTGCGACACATCAAAGAGACGTTTGCACGGCTTGAGGAGTCAGGAATCACGGCAACGATCCACCACCCGAAGATGACGATGTGGCAGCTTATTCCGCATAAGAAGATGCCACCTTCCAGAATGAAACGTTACTGTTGCGAGGAGTACAAGGAAAACGTCAATCCCAATCGCTTTGTGGCTACTGGAGTACGATGGGCCGAGAGCAACAAGAGAAAGAATCGTCAGGACATCGAGCCGAAGGAGAAAAAGGCAGCAGAAAAGCTCTTGCTGATGAGCGAAAATGACAGAAAAAGAGCGCTGATTGAGACGTGCAAGATTAAGGGAAATATGATCGTCAATCCGATTGTCGATTGGCTGGACAGTGACATCTGGGAATACTACTGGAATGAATGCCCATCCCACAATGATCTGTACGAAATGGGATACTACCGCGTTGGCTGTATCGGGTGCCCAATGGCCGGAAAAAAGCACAGATACAAGGAATTCTCCGATTTCCCTACGTATCAGCGGGCCTATATAAGAGCATTCGGTAAGATGCTGGAGGCGATCCATGCGGCGGGAAAAGAGACACGATGGAAGAACGCAGACGATGTGTTCCGCTGGTGGATGGAAGACACCAACGTAGAAGGGCAGATATCAATGTTTGACGATACAGAATAGAAAAATAGCGGCGGACCACCCGCCAAGATGATTCCGCCGCTAAGAAAATAAATCGCTTAAGTCCATTATAGCCGACTTGAGCGCCAAAATCAAGGAGGTACTTATGAGTAACATTAAATCCGATATTATCAATAATGTAACCGTTACAATGTCCGTATATATCCAGGACAGAGAAGCCCTTGATGTATTGGAGCTTGTGTTGGCTAATGAGCTTATGAAGGTGAATGTCGAGGAGATCACGACTCTTCCGGCAGAGGTTAAAAGTAGCGTGGATCAGCGGAATGCGTATCTGCTGCAGCTCTTTATGATCCAGAAACGCCACCTAAAAAAGCGCACGATTGAGGCGTATATGGGATCTGTACGCCGCTTGGTGCTGGCTACAGGGAAACGTCTGGATCTTATCGACACGCTGGATATTGATTGGTATCTGGCACAGTATGAGAAGCACAAAGGCGTGCGGACGGAGCAGATCACGAACCGCACCTACAACAACGAGCGCCGGAACCTCTCGGCATTCTTTACGTGGATGCGGAAGTCAAAGATCATACAGGACAACCCCGTAGATAATGTGGACGCGAAAAAGGTTGTTATGGGGAAAATCGACTACTATAGCCGGGAGGAGATCATTGAGCTGCGGGACGCGTGCAAAACGAAGCGGGATCGTGCCATTATCGAGGTATTCCGTTCCACGGGTGCGCGTGTAGGCGAGATCGCAGATATCCGCCTGGATCAAGTGGATATGCATACCGGGGACATCCCGATCATTGGGGAAAAGGGCGGGCGTGCCAGAACATTATATCTGGATGCGGAGGCGAGATATTATCTTGCAGCGTATCTTGATGAGAGGAAGGATAACAGCCCGTACCTCTTTACCCAGACCGTAGGCGCAAAGCGAGGGAGGATGGGGACGGCAACGTACCGGACTATCATGAGAAAAATTGGCAAGCGTGCGAAGATCCAGTGCCGCGTGTATCCGCACAAGATGCGTAAGACACTGGGAATGGATCTCAAGCAGCACGGCCTTGATATCGGAATTATCCAAGAGATCCTCGGACACGCGTCACCGGCAGTCACCAGTATGTATTACGCTCAGTCCACTACAGAAACGCTGAGAAGCGTACGCCAGAGGTTGAGCGCATAAGGAGGTATAAGATGGATAAAAAGAAAGTAATAGAACGATTTAAAAATCACAAAGCAACATTCACAGATTATGGCAATATCAAAGTTCTGGATTTCGAGGAGCCGGGAAGAATAGAGTATCGCATTCGATTCCTTTTCGAAGAAGATCATTACATTCTCCACATCACTGGAGACCTCGGGGAGTTGACTGCGAGCAACTATAGCAACATGACATATGAAGGATTTACTGAGTTTGTCAATAATACCGGGTATTTCAAGGAGAAAATTGACTGCATGAACCGCCCACTGTACTTTTGGGATGAAAACGAGGCAAGGCAGGAACTTGAAAAGAAATTAGAAGAAGCAGGATATGACATAGAGGAAATAAAATCTGATATTGATGAAATCATGAATGGATTTGATGATGGTCATGGAATTACTCCAGACGGGCAAGAAAAACTTGAGGATTTAATATCTGATAGTTGGGAGTTTGCCGGAGAACTGGGGAAAAGAGATACCGGCATAATAGATATATACATGATTGCGTTTAAACTCGCTAAGAAGCAACTTACTGATAAGGAGAATTTAAGATTGGAGGATGTTACGAGATGTCCATATTGTAACTACATCCCGAAATGCAACGAGCAGACCTGCAAGGATTGTAAGGTCTATGAGGATTTCTTAGATGATGCAGATGACCTTTATTAAGATTTAAGGAGGAGAATCTATATGAAAAAATTATTCGCAAGTGTACCGATGAGAGGAAGAACAGAGGAAGAGATCCGCGAGAGCTTCGCAAAAATGAAGAGAATTGCGGAAGCATATGAGGGTGAGAGTTTGGAACTGATTGATACATGGATTGCGGAGGAACCGCCGGAAGGAGCAAAGACCAGCGCTGTGTGGTATCTGGGAAAATCACTGGAGATGCTGAGCACGGCAGATGTATACATCGGTGTGAGTACATATGGATATTTCCCAGGATGCTGCGTCGAAGAGGAAGTTGCGCAGCTGTACAAAATCAAGCGATATCATGTTGACGCAACGGACATCATCCCGAACTGGAATGAGCTTATGCAGAGACTGAGTGCGCTTGAAAGACCTACATTAGGACTATAGGAGGAAAGTTGGTAGGTGATGGCAAATGAAGGTAGATCATATAGAGACGTGCGTGTGCATAGACCATGAGCCGACAGCAGCAGATAGCGTATATTACGGGATGCCGCAGCTCAAAGTAACAAAGGGGCAAGAATGGAGCGCTTTCTGCCCTAATTGCGGACGAGGCGGATGTCTCGATTTTAAATCGCAGTATCTTGCCCTGGAGCATTGGAATAAGATGCAGAAAATGCTAAAAAACCTTGATGATATATTAAATTAAGATTGGAGTGACAGAGAATGGGAAAAGCAATCCTCAGAACAAAAGAAATGCTCGACAGATGTGCTATCCAAGGAAAGGACCACGAACTTTGGAAAAACATTTATGAGCTTATGGACGGTGAAATCGCTTACGTGTACAAGAGTAAGGCAGAGGAAGGAAAGTATGTCTTTTGTGGGCTGTCTGATCCAGAAAAGAATAAGGATCTGTTTTTCTTGATCGAACAGGATAGTGTAATCGGCAGATATATTGATGATTGGGAAGAGTTTACGGTAGATTGGGAAGCCGGACGCTACGAAATGGATGGGTGCATTTATTTAGATGCAGGAAATATTACCCAAACTGAAATTTGAGAAAGGAGAAAGAAATGTTACAGATTAGAGCAAAAAAACTGACAGAAGGGTATGCAGTCAACGTGGACTACATCGACATCGACACATACACCGATGTACTTAATATGCTGTGCGCGATCAACGAGGAGATCGTCACGACATTACATGCTAAGCAGCCAGAGAGCATGACTCTCCACAAGTCTGATTACTATGGTGGAGTCATCGCAATCCTAAACAAGCTCAGACAGCAGGACGAGGAGGCGAGAGCCGATGGGGTACAAGTACAACAGCAGCCGGATTAAGTGCCCATACTTCAGACGGGTGATCCGGACGCGCAAGGGGCAGTTTATCGGAATCGAGTGCGATCCGATGCAGGACGATATCGGTTTTGACGTGGGGCAGGTGGTGCGGGTGCGGACATCGGGAGATCTCAAGGACTACACGGAGCTGTTTTGCAAGGACTGTTTCGAGAGCTGCCCGTATTATAAGATTCATGGCAACGGTACATAGGGATCAGGAGTTTATCTTCTGGTCCTTTTTTCTGCAAATAGGGCGGTTTCTCTGCGATGTATATATCAACTATACTTTCACGCAGGAGGGATGCACTATGGAGACTGTAAGTAAATCGCCAGAGCTGCGGAAGCTGGGCGATAAGATTATAAAAGAGCACGCAGACCTACACTGGATCAAGGACAGCCGGATCCGCATTGGATACTGCGAGAGCGATCTTGATAAGCGCAAGGGTGGTGGACTCGTCTATGCAGAGTGCCACAAGGTACGCCCACTCTATCAGGCATATGTACCGTATGACTTTATCATCGTTTTCTATACGCCAAACGCCGATCTTATGACAGATGCACAGCGCGATATCCTTATGTATCATGAGCTACTCCACGTAGGCATGGACCCCACTGGCTCCCTACGCCTTGTCCCGCATGATATCGAGGATTTCAAAGCGATCCTGGATCAGTACGGTATGCTGTGGGATATGCCGGAGGAGCTGAGAGGAGCTGATCTGGATGGCACGTAACCCAAAGCAGGACGCAAACCTCAAAAAAATTGACAGCACGAGCCGAGCGAGAGAGCTGGGGAGCAAGGGCGGCAAGGCAACGGCGGCTAATAAGCGGGCGATTAAGAGCTTTAAGCAGGCACTGGTGGACGGACTGACTGAGCAGGAGCAGGAGATCATGCTAAAAGCCCTCAAGCGCAATGCCATGCGCGGCAATCTGGCGGCGTTGGAGTTTTTGCTCAAAGTAGAGGGACAGCATCCAGATCAGGAGCAGACTGCCGACAACTCCATCAACATCACGATCAGCGGAGGTGACGAGTATGCAGATTGATCTCGGCACACCAAACGTCAAGCAGCAGGCATTTTTGAGAGATACACACAAGCATGTGGGTTTTGGCGGCGCACGAGGCGGCGGTAAGTCCTGGGCGATCCGGGCAAAAGCCACGATCCTCTGCACTAAGCACCCTGGCATCAGCGTGCTCATCATCCGTAAGACATATCCAGAGCTACTCGCCAATCATATCAAGCCGTTTAAGCAGCTACTCCATATCGGTTTACAGGGCAATCCAATCCGATTTAACGAGAGTAAAAAGGAGATCAGCTTCCCCAACGGCAGCACAATCCGCTTTGGATACTGCAATCACGAGGCAGATGTAGACAGATATCAGGGTACAGAGTGCGATATCCTCTTTTTAGATGAGGCCACACAGCTCTCAGAGGATCAGATCAAGGCACTGGTGGCATGTGTGCGTGGTGCCAACGCCTTCCCAAAGCGGATCTACTACACCTGCAACCCCGGCGGCAAGGGGCACGGCTACATCAAGCGCCTTTTTATCGACAAGGAGTATCTGGATGGCGAGTATGCAGAGGAGTACAGCTTTATCCAGAGCCTTGTATACGACAACGCCGCGCTGATGGAGAGCAACCCGGACTATGTAAGACAGCTTGAGGCACTGCCAGAAGCTAAGCGTAAGGCGTGGCTTGAGGGTGACTGGGACAGCTTCGTCGGTCAGGTATTCACGGAGTGGCGCAACGATCCGGCGCACTATCAGGATAGATTATGGACGCACGTCATTGATGACTTCGAGATCCCGCGCGACTGGAAGATCTACCGCGGCTTTGACTGGGGATACAGCAAGCCGTTCTCTGTCGGTTGGTTTGCGGTCGATCACAGCGGCAGGATTTATCGCTTTAAGGAGTGGTATGGCTGCACAAGGCAGGCAAACACCGGTTTACAGCTCACTGTGCAGGAGGTAGCGGCTAAGATTGCGGAGATGGAGCGCACTGATCCAGCATTAAAAGGCCGCAAGATCATCGGCATCGCTGATCCGGCTATCTGGGGCAGTACCACAGGAGAGAGTATCGAGGATATGATGGAGCGGTGCGGCGTGTTTTTTAACAAGGGCGATCACACAAGGCTTGCCGGGCTGATGCAGTTCCACTATCGGCTGGCTTTTGATGCTTACGGCTTGCCGATGTTTTACTGTTTCCGCACATGTAAGCAGTTCATTCGTACGATCCCGCTGCTGATCTACGACGAGAAGCATGTGGAGGATATTGACACGGAGCTTGAGGATCACATCTATGATGAGACACGGTATGTTTTCATGGATCATCCGCTCAATCCACGCAAAAACGTCAAGCGGTATACGGCAAGTGATCCACTTCCGCCGGACGATCCGCTTAACATCATAAGGCCAGTAGGCAGATAAGGAGGATATTATGGTAAAAATGGACGGGCAGACGATCCCAGACGGCACAGGAGAGGCACAGGGATCCACGGAGAGCATTGGCAAGCGTGTGATTGACGCTACGGCGATCCGCACAGCGCACGAGACACTGCAAAAGTACATGGCAGGCAAGCAGGAGCTGGATAAGAGGATCATCGACAACGAGGACTGGTGGAAGCTTCAGCACTGGCGCAATTTCCATCAGAACGAACTGGATCGGAAGGAGCAGAGCACATCAGCGTGGCTGTTTAACTCCATCGCCAACAAGCACGCTGATGCGATGGACAGCTATCCGGTTCCGGCAGTGCTGCCGAGGTCACTGGATGATGAGGGCACGGCTAAGACACTGTCCTCTATTCTCCCGGCAATCTTTGATAACTGCGATTTTGAGCAGATCTACTCTGATAACTGGTGGGATAAGCTCAAAAACGGCTGTGCGATCTACGCAGTCATGTGGGATCAGAGCAAAAATCACGGGCAGGGAGACATCTCCATCAGAGGCGTGGACATGCTGTCCTTTTACTGGGAGCCGGGCATACAGGATATACAGGATTCCAAAAACATCTTTGTCCTTGCGCTAGCAGACAATGACGCGCTTGAGGCGCAGTATCCGCAGTTACAGGGCAAGTTATCGGGCAATTCTATCGACAAAAAGCAGTATCACTACGACGATGCCGTGGACACGACTGGCAAATCTATCGTGGTGGACTGGTATTACAAGGTACAGACGGAGACCGGCCCGCTTGTCCATTATGTCAAGTATGTAGACGAGACAGTTCTCTTTGCCAGTGAGGACACGCCGGGGTATGAGGACGGCATATACGATCACGGCAAATATCCTTTTGTTCTTGATGTTTTGTACGCCGAGAAAGGCACCCCAGCAGGTTTTGGCTATGTGGATATCTGCAAATCCCCGCAGGAGTACATTGATCGCCTTGGTATGGCACTTCTGCTTAATGCGGAGGAGGCAGCACAGCGCAGATACTTTGTTAAGGACGGCTGTCAGGTCAACGAGGAGGAGCTTTTAGATATCCATAAGCGCGTGATCCATGTGGCAGGATCGCCCAACGATGACAATATCCGCTCATTCGATACACCGGAGCTGTCTTCCGTATATCTGTCCGTCCTTCAGGATAAGGTCAATGAGCTTAAGGAAACGAGTGCCAACCGCGACTTTAACCAGGGCGGCACAGCGAGCGGTGTCACGGCGGCAAGTGCAATCACAGCCTTGCAGGAGGCGGGCAACAAGACGAGTAGGGACCTTATCAAGAGTTCTTACCGCTGTTACACGCAGATCTGCATCATGGTGATTGATCTCATGCGGCAGTTTTACGATATCAGCCGCACATTCCGTATCACAGGCGAACAGGGCACCCCGAAGTATGTGCAGTTTAACAACGGCGGCTTAAAGGGCGGAGAAAAGAGCGTGGCCGGACAGGACTTCAGGACAAAAGAGCCAATCTTTGACGTGATCCCGTCCGCGCAGAAGCAGAATCCGTACAGCAAGCTCAGTCAGAACGAGATGGCGCTTCAGTTTTATAATGCCGGATTCTTTAATCCTCAGCTTGCCGATCAGGTACTCCAGTGTATCGACATGATGGATTTTGATGGCAAGGAGAAGGTACGGCAGGGAATCCAGCAGAACAGCACGATGTATCAGCAGATGCAGCAGCTTACCCAGATCGCTACAATGGCGGCGCAGGCACTCGCCCAGAAGGGTGACTCCCGTGTATTGATGGCAATGCAGCAGATGGGGCTTGGAGCGGATCAGACACAGCAGATGGCACAGGGACAGCAGACACAGGCGGAGGTGGATATCAATGACAACAGTCAGAATCAAAATTAAGAGCAAATTGACCGTAGAGGTCTCAGTCAAAGGACACGCAGACTACAATCCGGGCAACGATATTGTGTGCGCCGGAATCTCCACATTATCGTACACGCTGCTCAATTATCTCCGGCAGGCAGAAAAAGAGCACTTGGTCAGTGACTACTCGTACACAGAGGAGCCGGGAGATATCCACATGGAGTTTAAGGTGCACTGGATGTTTGACAGAGAGATCGGCACAGCGATTGATGTATTCCGTACAGGCATGGAGATGCTGGAGTCGCAGTACCCGGACAATATCAGAGTGGAGGTGGAGCCATGACGTTAGGCACATTGATTAGTAAGGTCACGCTTCTGCGTCCGAGCGAGTACGACAAGGACGAGCTGACACAGTGGGTCAACGAGGTGGAGTTTATGGCATACGATCAGGTGATCGGCATGGCAGAACCGCTGTTCCCGCCGGGAATGATAGCGGCAAAGGACCCGGTTACCGTATATCCGGTTAAGCCAGGGGACGAAACATCCCCTACGCCGCCGCCGGAACCGCCTAAACCGCAGGAGTATGAGCCGTATGAGTACAGCAGAGACGTGGATAAGACTCTTATGATCCCGGATCAGTTCAATGGCGTGTATACGTCCTATCTATTCTCTAAGATCGACTTCAACAACGCAGAGATTGACCGGTACAATCTGGACGCGACAATGTTTTCCAGTGAGTGGGCGGCTTATGCCGGGTGGTATCGCCGCACACACAGACCGAAGGAGGTGCGACATGAAGCTCCCTATCATCAGTTCCAGCCTTTCTAAACGCACTTCCATCATCAGTACGTTTAAAGGGCTCAACCAGAACCTCATCACATCGGACGGCGAGTGGGCGGACATGAAGAATATCTCTGATCGCTTCTATCCAGCCGCCGCCACACGCCCTTCGAGAGGTACGGCAGAACGCGCATTCGCCAATCCAAAGGGCATTCTCTATAAAAACGGGCTGTTTTACATTGACGGTACAAAAGCCTGCTACAAGGGCACTGAGGTGTTCACGGTGACAGATTCCGACAAGCTTATTGCGGGAATGGGCGCGTATATCTGTGTATTCCCGGACGGAATCATTTACAACACCCATACTGGAGAGCGCACCAACATGGTATCCACCTTTACTCCGTCCGGCACAGTGACGTTCGCCCCGTTATCTGACAAATCCGTGTTCACGAAGATCACGGCAACCGGTATCCACAACTATTTCTCAAAAAACGATAACGTCACGATCTCTGGCTGCACCAACTCCGCATACAATGCCACAAAGGTTATCACGGAGTCCGGCACAGACTACATCGTGGTCACTGGATCACTGGATAAGTCCTTCACACAGTCCTCCGGGCTGACATTCACACGCAAGATACCGGAGCTTGATTATGTGTCAGAGCGTGATAACCGCTTGTGGGGGTGCAGTAGCAAAAATCATGAGGTGTACTGCTGTAAGGTTGGCGATCCGAAGAACTGGTACAACTACGAGAGCGGCGCAGATAATGCATGGGCGGCAACGGTCGGATCAGACGGGGATTTCACGGCCTGCACAAAGTTCTCCACCTATATGCTGTTCTTCAAAGAAAATGCAATCCACATCCTTCGAGGCGATAAGCCGTCCAATTTCTCTCTCACGGAGAAAGAGCTTCCCGGTGTACGTTCTGGATGCAGTAGGTCGGTTCAGATTATTGACGAAACACTGTATTATGTTGGCAGGAACGGCGTGTATGCGTTCGATGGATCAATTCCGCAGAAGATCAGCAACAACATTACGGAGGATATCTCCGCTGCCGTGAGCGGCACATACCAGTCAAAGCTTTATATCTCCTGTCTGTTAGGAGGCAAGCGGACTCTGCTTGTGTATGATCCGCGCACTGGTATCTGGAACAAAGAGGATGATGCCACATTTCTGTATGCGGCGTACTCTGATGGGAAGTTACATTTTGTTGACGCCAACAAGACGTTACGGACCATCTCCGGCAGTGAGACAGAGACCATTGATTGGTATCTGGAGTCAGGAGACATCGAGGAAGGGTCCTTAGATCAAAAATATATCTCAAAACTCAAATTAAATTTGTGGTTGGAGATCAATTCCGAAGTAACGGTGAAGCTGAAGTTTGACGATGAACCGTTATGGCAGAAGAAAGGCTACATCCGCAGCACACGCAACAAGACATACACCATCCCGATCATGCCGCGGAGAACAGGGAAGTACCGCATCCGCCTGGAAGGGCGAGGACAGTTCAAGCTACTTGGCATGTCGAAGGAAGTAGAGCAGGGAAGTGAAGTAAATGGCAGTATTCACGTCGGATTCCGTCGATAGATTAAATTCGATTGAGGACCGGAAGATCCGGGCATACCTTTACAAACTGAATGAAGATCTCACCTATATGTTCAACAACCTCACACCAGAGGACAACTACTCCGAGCTGGCAAGGCTTGTGTATGTAGCGGATAGGGAGAATGTTGCACGTTTGGAAGTGCGTGCGGACGGAATCGAGCTGGAAGTATCGAGAAACTCTTCACAGATCGCCAACCTGTCCGTTCAGGCAGGTCAGATCAGTGCGAAGGTGACTGACGTTGCGAATAACTACAATTCGTCCATGAATCTCCTTGCGAATATGTTTTCCCTCAGCGTCAATACGCCGTCTGGCTCATCCAGTGCGGTGCTCACAGGTGACAGGATCGCACTCACCACAGGACATTTTACCATTGACGCAAAGAATCTTAAGGTGGATGCATCCGGCAATGCCACATTCGCCGGTGATCTTGAGGGCGCAACATTGACAGGCTGTGATATTGTCGGCGGATCGCTCAGCATAGCGAACGGAACTCTTTATGCAGATTCGGGATGGGTAAAGTTCGGAGATTTCACGGTATCGACGAACAATGCCTACAAAATGTATTCTGGAGATGGTAGCTTTGAAATCACTACGGCGAAAAGCCCGGGCGGCTCCGTTGCCGCAGTGATTGTCGGCACGAGTGTCAACCAGACAGAAATTGAGGGCGGCAACATTACGTCTACGGGAGCGCTGAATATCCCTGTTGTTTACGCCACTACAGGAAAACATGTATCAGAATTTTACGATATCCAATTAAGTAAGTCATGGTGGAAGGGCTGGACGATCACGGAAACCGTACAGGACTTATGGGATCAGGTCGATTCGCTGTCTGATGCAACGGCAAAAGAGAACGTCTACAATATTGATGCTGATGAGGCATTACAGTTCCTTCTTGATACAAGGACGGTCACATTCCAGTACAAAAGCGATGGGAAATGGTCCGCCGGAGTAATCGCACAGGAAGTAGATGCGCTGCAAGACCGGCTTGAGATCTATTATCCACTGGTAAGGCTGGACAAAAGGTCCCAGAAATACCGGGTTGATTATAAAAATTACATTCCCCTGCTGATCGCCGCTGTCCAGAATCTCCAACGGCAGATTACGGCGTTGAAAGGAGTGAACTAAATGAGTAAAGTGATGTATGAGAAAGAACAGATTGATAAGGTTCTGGTGCTTTTAGATCAGGTGAGGGTTGAGGGGTTGCAAAGTTTCCGAAACATGACGCTTGCGGAAATGACTCTTCGTGATTTCAAACTGGTACAGGAGCAGGAAGGAGCCGGAAAGGAGGCCGACGATGGCAATAACGAGCATAGTTGACTATCTCAAAAAGAACAATCAGGACAGCTCATACAACGCCAGAAAGACACTGGCGGCGAACAATGGGATTTCTGATTATAAGGGAACAGCGGCGCAGAATATGAAGCTCTTGCAGATTTTACAGAGCGGATCACAGGGGCAGACACCATCGGCGGCGGTGACTGCCGGGAACAATGCCACTACCGCAAACAGCCCGACAACGACCGCCACAAAGTCTTATCAGAGTACATTTAAGCCCACAGAGCTGACGGATCGCTACAAGAATCTCATGACCAGCAACGAGAACAACTTCAAGACAAGCGACCAGACCAACAGCTATCAAAACAAGATGCAGAGTGCGGAGAAGCCGTTTAAGGCATCCAGCTACACGAAGAACTATAAGAAAAAGCTGTCACAGGTGGAGAACAGCAAGCCCGGCGCGTACCAGTCCGCATACGAGAGCACCATCAACGATATTCTGAATACGATCAATAACCGTGGGCAGTTTGATGTCAAGAATGATGCAAACTACAATGCACTGTACGACCAGTACCGGGAGCAGTACGAAGCGCAGGCAAACAAGGCGATGAGAGATACCCTCGCCAGTGCGAATGCGGTAACCGGCGGCTATGGGTCCACATACGGGCAGGCAGTAGCACAGCAGGCGTATGACGACACCATGCAGGGCTTGAACGGGCAGAATTTGAATCTGCTTAACCTTGCCTACCAGATGTATTCTGACGATCGTGCCAATGATTACAACAAGCTGGCGGCATATCAGGGGCAGGACAATACCATGTATAACCGCTATCGTGATACCGTCTCTGACTGGCAAAATGACCGGAATTACTACGCGAACCAGTATCAGCAGAATTACTCGAACGACCGGAATGCGTACGAGAACGACCGGAACTACTATTCCAGCCAGTATTGGAACAGCTACAACAATGACCGGTCTGCATTTGAGAATGACCGGAACTACTTTTCCAACAGCTATTGGAACTCCTTCCAGAACGACCGGTCTGCGTATGAAAATGACCGTACCTTCGATTACAACATGGATCAGGACGCACTTAACCGCGATGATGCAAACTATCAGAATGCTTTGCAGACAGCTATGGGGCTGGCACAGAGTGGTCTTTCTGTTCCGGCATACCTTACGGAAGCGATTGACAGGTACAACGAAGCACATGGTCTCTCTGGCGGCTCAGCAGGGCAGATGGCTTCTATTGCGGCACAGGCGCTGGCGGCTAAGAAGTCAAGTGCGAAGGGATCTTCTGGAGGATCATCAAAGAAATCTGGAAGATCTAAATCATCTGGAAAAGGTAAGATCACGGACGGAAGCATGAATTCCGGTTCAGGCGCCAGCATGTCAGATGCAACGGCAACGAAACTTAAAAATGGGCTTGCAGCAGCAAATGATAATATACTGGCAAGTAAAACACTCATGGCTGATATGAAGGCAGGAAAGAGAAATTCACTTACAGGAATTGGCAAACTTTCGTCTATTGCTTCATCCTTAAGCAATAGATCAAATACGCCACTTACAGTAGATGCTGTATCGTCTGCTGCACCGGTCCAGGATATAACCAACAGTCACGGTAATGGCTGGGTCTATGTGGAAGGAATGGGGCGCATGACATGGGACGAGCTTGAATCAGAAATCGACAATGGTAAAGTTGTAGAGACAATGAAGAATGGTGTTTACACATATAGAAAGGCGTAATTATGATCATCTTAAGAAGCAGATCTCTTATTATTCCGACTGACGAGTACAATCTTGGCAATGACTATGACACTAATACAGCGACAAGAGTTTTTCAACTTGAGCGTGTGATGGAAGGCATAGACCTTGCCAATCTCATGTTTAAGCTGGATCTCACCTACGCAGACGGTACAAGCGATACGCTTGCACTCGATAGCGAAGTCACAGACGATAAGATCAACCTTACATGGACCGTGACAAAGAATCAGCTTCATGTTCCGGGAACTGTCGTGGTACAGATCCGTGCGCTGAATGTGGACGGAAATATGAAGTGGACTTCCTACATCGGTGCGTTCTTTGTTGAAGCGTCTATGTTTGGCAGTGCTGATTATAGCGGAAAGCTCACCGAAGTCGAGCAGTTTGAGGTTGCGATTAAATCAGAAAAAGAACGTGTACAGAACGAAAAAGCCAGACAGGACGCAGAAGCAGAGAGAGTACAAGCCGAAGCGGAGCGCAAGCCTGCCGAAGAAGAAAGGAAAACTGCCGAAGCGGAACGCAAATCTGCCGAGACGGTACGTTCCAATGCAGAGACAGCGCGAGAATCGGCGGAAACAGAACGTGAAAAGTGGTACAATTCAGCAAAGACAAACTTTGATGCGGCAATAGCTTCAGGCGATAAGGCAGAGGAGATTGCAAACTCATTGGAGACCAATGTGGAGGCCAACATGAAAGCGGCAGCGGCTTCTGCAACGGCAGCGGCTGGGTCTGCATCAGCGGCAGCAGGATCAGCGAACGAAGCGAAGCAGTATAGCCAGAACTGGTCGGCATTAGATCAGAGAGTAACGAAAAACGCCGACGACATCGCTGCCACAAATAACAATTTGAGTAAGAGATTATTAGTTGGAAACAATATTGCATCTGCTGATCTCTCAAATGATATGCCTGATGAACGATTTGGCACATTATCTATGCGTTTTAGTGACGGAACAATAAATCAATTAATACTCTTAAAGGACACAGCGAATGTTTCCATTTTTAGAGATAATAAATGGATAGAACAATATTGGTTTGCAACAACGTCAATGTTGTCCGATTATGTTCCCAAGTCAGATCTCGTTGCTTCCTCTTCGGACATACAGTCAAAACAAAACATTACTGACAGCTCATACATTAAATTTTATAAATACGGAAAGATTGTCGTTGCGCATATTCAAATAACAACAACATCGAATTTATCTGGATACGATACGCTAAAAGTGGGAGTTGCCCCGAATGGATTCAAACCATTGTATGAATGCAGAAGCGTCGTTCTTATGCAACAAACCAATGTATCGAGAATTTTAGCATTCACAACATATGGCGATATTAATTTATGGAACTGGTCATCGGATAGTTCTATCACAACTCCATCCGGTAGCGCATTAAATGGTTTCGCGGTGTATTGCGTTGCTTAATCAGATCTTTTTCCATGACAGAGGCGAACCATCCAATGTATACATTCCCGCGTTCGAGACCCCGATTACTAACCAGTTTGAAGCAAAAAAGAACATAGTATTTTTTTCTGGTAACAGGTCTGCTAATTGCCAATCGATGTATCCGATATAAAATTTTGAGTTTTGCCTTGAAAGGTCAACAATATCTTGCAAGGTTTGATTTGACTTGATAGTACCATAAAAAGACACTTTTTTATTAAGATCTGTCTGTACATTACTCAAATTGTTATTTACATAACACATTTTAATTCAAAAAAAGAAAGGAAAAAATTATGAATTTTAAAGAAGCTTTGAAACTAATGAAAAAAGGAGAAAAAGTAAAACTTCCGGGATGGGGAGGTTACTGGTACTGGGATCCGAGAAAGGGAACTGTAATGATGCAGTGCCGAAAGGAGGACGCTGATGATGGCGAGCTTCTCGACATCCGCGATACGCAGAGAGTAGAATACACGCTGCTTAACGTGGCATCAGATGAATGGGAGATTGCAGACGAGCATAATTGCCCGGTGCTGGGTGGAATTGCAACATTTTCTTTCTCAGATGCGATCAGATACTTAAAACGTGGACTTAAGGTTGCCAGAAAAGGCTGGAACGGAAAGAAACAGTATATTCAGCTGGCCACGGCAATCTCGTATAAATCGGCTGATGGAGAGATTGTGAACTGTGATCACGATGCCATCGGAAACAAGGCCATTGCGTTTATCGGCACAAGTGGGGTGCAGATGGGATGGCTTGCATCACAGGCGGACATGCTGGCAGAGGATTGGACATTCGCAGACTGACCATTTCGGTGAGTTCACCGAGATGGCTTGTTATTAATTTGAGCAAGGACAGGAAGACACAAAAACGGCGGCACCGGGGGAAAGCGGGGTGCCGCCAAAAGAAAGGTAGTAGGGATATGGGACCCTACACTAATACAAACGCAGAAAAAGTAAAATTGTGACTATTATTGTAAAAAATAACAGAAGCTCCCGCACCTCTCAACGATGTGTCCCAGGGAGCACTTTTTTTAGGTCGGTATACGGTAAAAGATTCATTCGCTATGATTAACAAAAAAGAGTGAAGGAGTAGTGTTATGGACGAAGCTACAAGAGAAGCATTTGAAAGGATCCATGATGAGGATAAAAGGCAGAACCGTCGGCTGGATGAATTGGAGAGGGTCACAAAGACTTTGCAGGAGATCACAAGCTCCGTCCAGGAATTGGCACTTAATATGAAGCACATGGCCGAAGAGCAGGCAAAACAGGGGCAGAAGCTTGACCAGCTTGAAAAAGCACCATTGGACAATTTAAAGGCAGCCGAGGCAACGGCACAGTCTACGATTGTCGGAATTGTTGTAGGAGCACTGGCAACAGGATTGATTCAGCTAATAGTGGCAAACATTTAAGGAGGAGCTATGGCAAGTCAGTTTGTAAAAAATATGGCACAGCAGACAAAAAAGAAAAAAAAACAGCAGGACGCAGCGGTTGATGCATTAAAAAGCCGTTCTGGAAAGTCTGTAACACAGGTGGAGCAGAGCCTTTCAAACAAATCCATTCAGAATGCTGCGAAGAAGGTGGATGGAACAAGCGCGTCAAAACCAACTCCAGCAAGGCAGCTTTCGAAACCTGCCAAGAAATCAGACGATGCATGGAACTCCAGCGTAAACGGGGGGTCAAGCAGCTTTGTAAAGACAATGGCGCAGAATCAGCGTGCACACTACGAAGAAATCAACCGTAATGCGGCTGTTGATGCAATGAAGCAGCGGTTTAGAAATACGCAGAATACGCATACAGACTATAATGACAGCTTTTCTAATGATTCCGCGGTTACCCAGAAGAAAGCCACGGCATCAAATGCACAGAAAAACCGCTTTACATATTCACCGTCCTATATTCATTCTCAAAAGACAATGGCACAGGATAATAGCACATTGGCTCTTTCCGATGCGCAGAAGAAGAACATGCCGAAGAACATCACAGTGAAGAACCAGAACGAACCGAATGCGCGCGTTGTAGACCAGTCCTTCAAGAACTTCAATCCGAATGACCCGAATTATTCCACTCCGGCTGATGAGCGTAGTTACCGCAATACAAGAGAGGGAGCATATGCCTATAAGCATCCAATCGCAGGTGTGGCAAGCCATGTTATCAACAACATTGGATCCGGCTTTGAAGGTATTGCCGGAACCGCATACCAGGCAGTGACAGGGAAAAAACTGGACGATCAGTTCTTTAAGGGGACTTATGCGGCGCAGGATGCACAGTCGGGTGTCAGACGGCGCGTACAGGACGCTACAGGCGGCAGACAGGACGGCATCAGCACCACAGGGGAAAATGCGGCAGGGTTCCTTACGGACACAGGCATGAGCATCCTTGACAGCGCGGCGAACCGTGCGCTGGCGAGCTATTTCGCACCAGGCAAGGCTGGCGAGGTCGGCGGTCTTGCGCTTATGGCTGGCGGAGCGGCGGCTGGACAGCTCACGGATCTTAACCAGAATGAGAAGGTGTCCGGCAGACGGGCGGCAGTTGATGCGGCGGCGAACGGCGCATTTGAGTATTTATCCGAAAAGCTTTCATGGGACAAGCTGAACGCATTCAAGGACATGGAGGTATCTCCGCACAATGTCGGTGAGGTTATCAAGAGGATTGCACAGCAGGCGGCAACGGAGGGCGGCGAGGAAGTCTTCTCCACGCTTGCAGATGCTGCGGCAGATAGCTTAATCCTTGGCAACGAAGCAGAATATGTTAGTCAGTATAACGCATATAAGGGAAGCGGAATGTCCAACGGAGAAGCTATGCAGAATGTGGTTTACAATCTTCTCAAGGAAAGTGCATTGTCCTTCCTTGGCGGCGCGATCTCCGGCGGTGTCATGGGATCCGGTGCAACCGTCATGAACTACATGAACGCAAAGGCAAACCAGAACTTCACCGAGGATGAACTGCGCCAGACGGCAGATGCAATCGACACAAGCCCAGAAGCGTATACTCGTGAGGACGGCACTGTTGATACAAAAGGTCTCGACCAGGCGATCGCGACATCGAAAAAACTTTCCGGCTATGCGAATAAGCTTGCGAATGGGGACATTCTGACTCTTGAGGAACAGCAGGACATTTATAACGGCGTGGAAAGCACCATTGACCGGGCAGCAGATGCAAAGGGTGTTGCGCCTGTCATTACCGAGGACAAGAACCTGGATGAGATGGTCAATGACTGGGTTGAGGAAGCGACAGCACAGGAAGAAGAACGTGCGAGCAGTGAACCTATTTCTCTTTCATCTACACCAGAAGAAGCCAAAGCGTCCACACAGGCGGCGATTGATGCGATTAACAGCCCGGTCAATGTGGTAGATGAAACAGCCGCAGAACCGGTCACAGAGAGCCAGGCAAGCCCGGCGGAACAGCTTGCCACAGAGCTTGCACAGGAATCCGCACAGGGCACGAACGAGAATCCGCCAGAGGAGTACATGGATGCCCAGGATATGGAACCGGACACAGCTATGTCCGGTCAGGCTGACGATATTGTTGACGTCAACAATATCGTGCCGGAAGATGATGCCCCAACGCTTCCGGGCATCGAAGAACTTTCTAACCAGTATACCGGAAATGTTAAGACATCCTTTGAAAACGGATATGAAGGTGTAGATATTCTGTGGTATGATGATAATATGAGAAAGGTATACCAGGCAGCAGTGAAGGGAGAAACTCTGCGGGATCTTATGCAGAACGATACAGATTTTCAGAAGTTTTTCAGCAGTCCTTATGGGGACGCGGTTCTTCCCTTCTACGATGCGGCATATGCCGAAGGAGTAAAGACCACAGGAGGTAATGGTTATGGCGATTTACACAACAATGATGAAGTACGTGACGAAGGAGCAGTACGACAGCCTGTCGAGGTTCGGGAAGGAGATCTTGGAGGATCTGATCCGGTACGCGCCGAAGAAGTTACAGACGATGCAGCAGGACGGCAGCCTGTATCCGACCTTGAAGAAGTCGGGGGATCAGATGTTGGATCGGTATCTGGATCTTCTGGACGCGGGGTATCAGGACAACGAAGCACTGGAAGTAGTGCGGGAGATCAAGTATCAGATCACGTCGGAGGAAGAGACGGAGGAGTAACGCCGCCGGAGCTGGTTCAGAGTGCGCAGAATGGCGTCACATCGGATAATGACCAGAATATTACAACTGAATCAACGCAGAAAACGGAACAAAACGTACCGAACACGAATTCAGGCACAGAAGAAACGGTTGGTAACTTAACTAACTCAACTAACTCAACTTCTAACTCAACTGAACCGAGTTATAACTCGAATAATTCAATTAAAGAGCAGAATAAAGAGAAAGATAAAAAGCCGACCAAAAAGAAAGCTGAGAAGAAAGCACCGAAGGAAGCTGTAACTGTTGAGGAGCAGACAGAGCAGAAGAAGGAAATTGCCACACAGGAGAAGCCGAAGGGGAATAACTATGTCCTCACGGCTGAGTCTGCAAAAAGCATTCCTTCCACGCCTGCAACGAGGCTTTCTGCGAACCTTGATGCAGTAAAGACCTTAAAGGACATCATGGCAGGAGACCGTATTGCGACAGCAGAGGAGCAGACGATCCTTGCGAAGTACACCGGATGGGGCGGCATCGGGGAAGATATGTGGAAGCGCGCGGAAACGGAACTTTCCGGGATTCTCACTGATGAGGAGCTGAAGACAGCAAGATCGTCTATCACCGATGCGTACTACACGGATCCGGCAATCATTAACGGCATGTATAAGGGCTTACAGTCCATCGGTTTCAATGGTGGTAAGCTCTTGGAACCGTCTGCCGGTGTAGGAAGGTTCATCGGTGCAATGCCGTCTGATCTTATCCCTTCCGTTCGCTCTTGGACGGCTGTGGAGCTTGATACGGTCACGGGTAATATTGCAAAGGCGCTCTACCCGATTGCCGATGTGCGTGTACAGGGCTTCGAGAAAGCGATCCTTGCGAATGGCTATATGGACGCTGTGGTTGGCAATGTACCGTTTGGTGAGTACGGAGTCACAGATAAGCGCTACCCGTCTGCCATTACATCGAAGATCCACAATTATTTCATTGCGCGTTCTCTCGACACACTGCGTCCGGGCGGTATTGCCTGCCTTATCACTTCCAGCGGTACGATGGATGCAAAGGGAGAGGCTGCACGGAAATATTTCAGCGGACAGGCTGATTTAATCGGAGCAATCCGTCTTCCGAATACCGCATTCAAGGGTACCGGAACGGAAGTAGTGACGGACATTCTGGTATTCCAGAAACGTGCGGCAAATACTCCGTATCAGGGCGAAGCCTTTCTCGGAACGAGCTGGCAGTATAACACAGGAGATATCAACCAGTATTTTGCCGATCACCCGGAAATGGTTCTTGGAAGAGCCAGAAGAACAACGGGGCAGTTCGGACGTACAGTCACGACTTACGATCCGCTTGAGGGAAAAGGCAGCTTAGAGGAGCAGATTACAAAGGCATTCCAGCACATTGACCGCAAGATGGAATATCCGAAGGTGAATCATCACGAGGAAGCTGTCAAGGCGGTCAAGGAAGCCAGAAACAAGAAGCAGGGAACGGCGTACAAAAAGGACGGCAAGCTTTATAAAAATGACGGCGGAGTGGAGACGGAATTAAACCTTGAAGCGAAGGAGAAGGCCATCTATGAGGGAGCTGTTGAGATACGCGACACGGCACGCAACCTTGTGGATGCGATGCTGACCGGAAAGTCTGATGCGGATATTGCAAAGCTCCGTGAACGTCTGAATAAGCAGTATGATAACTTCACAGCGAAGTACAAGAACGGTTTCCATACGCCTGCAGTCAAAAAAGTCCTTAGGAACGACACGGACTATGCGTTCTTACAGTCCTTGGAGAAGGTCAAGGATAAGACCGTCTCTAAGAACGATATTTTTACGAGGAACACGGTCAATCAGGCAGTGGATATTACATCAGTCAACACGGTTTCTGATGGTATCGAGGTTTCTTTAAATCAGTTAGGATATATTGATTCCCAGAAGATTGCAGACCTGATGCGTAAGCCGAAAGCAGAGGTTGAGAAGGATCTTGATACCGGAGATCTTGCGTTCCGTGACGCAGACGGGAACTTTGTCAGTGCCACTACATATCTTTCCGGTAACGTCCGGGCAAAGCTCAAGGAAGCAGAGATGCTTGCGGAGGGCAATCCTGAGTACAAAAAGAATGTGGATGCACTTAAGAAGGTTGTCCCGGCATATAAGCATGGAAAGGATATCTCTGTCAATCTTGGTGTTACATGGATCCCGGCAGAGCTTTACGGGGATTTTGCGTCCGAACTTCTTGGAGGAAATCCAGGGGACGTAACAGTCACATATTCCAAAGTCGGCGGCTATGACGTAAAGGTCAATCGTTATTCTCTTTATCGGACAGCGGAGAACACGAAGATGTTCGGTAATAAGTATATGGGATTCCTTTATTCAAACAACAACGACAGGGGAATGCTTTACAACATTCTTAACAACAGGGATCTCACGGTAAAGTCAACGGATCTTGACGGAAAGAGTGTTCCAAACTTGGAAGCCACGGAAGCTTGCAAGGAGTTAAAGAACAAGATCACGGACGAGTTCAATAAGTGGCTGTGGAAGGACGAGGGACGGCGCACGCAGCTTGAGGAAGTCTACAATGACAGCTATAACGCAATGGCGCGGGCGCATTATGACAGCAAGGTTACAATTCCGGGGCAGACTGCGGATATTCAGCTGCGCGATCATCAGGGGTCCGCAATCAACCGCATTGTGCAGTCCCCGTATAATACGTTGCTCCAGCACGGCGCAGGAGCCGGTAAGACCTTCGCGATGATCGGTGCAACAAAGAAACTCCGTGAACTTGGCATCGCAAAGAAGCCGGTCATTGTCGTTCCAAAGAACAAGGTCGGTGACTGGATCAACGACTATTACAAGATGTTCCCGACTGCGAATGTACTCGTGGCGGATGACACCACATTTACAGCGGCAAACCGGAAGGAGTTCACGAACCGAATTGCCACAACAGACGTGGATGCAGTCATTATCTCTAAAGAACAGTTCCAGAAGATTCCAATGTCAGAGGAATATCAGAAGGACTTTATCCAGGAACAGATTGACTCCATCATTGCCATGCAGGAGGAGTTGAAAGCGAATAAGGGTGGTAATCCGTCTACCACGAGACAGCTTGAAAGCCGCAGGAAATCGCTGCAAAATCGTCTGAATAAGCTGGCAGACGCAAAGCGTGATACCGACAATATCACCTTTGAGGAGACGGGAATTGACTATGTGTTCGCTGATGAAGCCCAGGCCTATAAGAACCTTGCCTATACGACAAATCTGTCCAATGTTGCTGACATGGGAAAACCGGACGGAAACCAGATCACGTTTGACATGAAGATGAAAACAGATTATGTGCGGAACATGCAGGGCGGTAAAGGCGTTGTGTTTGGCACTGCAACTCCGGTTATGAACTCTCCAGTAGAAGCGTATGCGATGCTTCAGTATCTTTGCCCGGAAGAATTGGAGAAGCGCGGTATCTATAATCTGGACAACTTTATTGATATGTTTGGGCGTATTGAGGGTATCACAAGGCAGGATGCAGTCGGAAGATCATGGATCAACCGGAACTCCTTCACCGGTTTCATCAACATGGGTGAATGGCAGCAGATCTGGGGAACCGTTACGGACCGCGTACGGACACAGGACGTGCCGGGAATCAAGCTTCCGAAGATGAAGGGCGGAGACCGTAACGTGGTGATTTGTCAGGCTGGTCAGAAAGCAAGGGAAACCATCAATGGACTTGCAGACCGGTTAAAGACAGGAGATCGCAAAGGAAAAGACCATATATTCGCATTGCAGAGTGATGGTAAAAAGGCATCGTTCTCCCAGCGCATGATTGACCCGTCTCTTCCGTATGGTGCGAACGAGAAAGTTCCGACCGCGGTAAATGAAATTTACAAGATCTGGAACGAGTCTAAGACTTTTACAGATGTGAACGGCAACACGCAGGAGAACGGCGTTCAGCTTGTATTCTGCGACTATGGTGTGCCGAAAACAGAAAGTAAGAGCAAGACCACGAGTAGCGTGGAGACCGAAGCGGAAACGGACGAGTCCTACAATCCGAACGAAGAATTTTTCGATTCACGGGTCAATGTCTATCAGGACATGAAAGACATGCTGATTGAGAAGGGTGTACCGGCAGATCAGATCGCATTCATTCACGATGCGACGAACGACGCAAAGCGGAATGCCCTTTACGAGAAGATCCGGAGCGGAGAGGTGCGTATTCTCATTGGTTCCGCAAAAAAGATGGGTGAGGGGCTTAATGTGCAGGATCGTGTTGTTGCACTGCATGAAATGAACCCGCTTGCAAGACCGGGAGATATTGAGCAGGTAGAGGCGCGTGCAATCCGACAGGGAAACCTTTCACCGGAAGTCGCAGTAAATGTCTACGTTACGGAAGATACCTTCGATACGAAGCAGTGGGATACATTACGGGCAAAATCCCAGTTCATTGACGAGATCACCAGTGGAACGTATAGCGGAAACAACGCGGACTTCTCTTCTAATGAATTTGGCGCGTCTGCTGGAGACATTATGGCGGTAGCGTCTGGCAATCCGCTTTTGAAAGAACAGGCGGACAACAATGATAAGCTCCGCAAACTGGAAGGCTTGAAAAAGCAGTTTGACCGCAGTATCTATGATGCACGTGTGGACTTAGAGCAGACCGAACGCCGTATCCGCAATACCAAAGAAATGCTTCCGAAGTATGAAGCGGACGCAAAGAAGGTCATGGACCTTACTGGAGATAATTTCAAAGGAATGGTTGGTAAGAAGTCCTTCACGAACCGCGAGGAGTTTGGTGCAGCACTCATTGTGGCGGCAAAGAAAGCGCAGGTCGCAAGGGCTGACTCCACGAAGGTCGGTTCCATCAGTGGCTTTGACATCTATGCAGGGCATGATGGTGGCGTGATCCAGCTTGTAGGCGAGGCGTCTTACGGTTCCCAGATCAACCTGTTTAGCTCCAAAGGAACGACTACGATGGTTGTGAACGCTGTGAAGAAGATCCCGAATCAGCTTAAGAGTGCGCAGACATCTCTGTCTGTGGACGAGGCGAATGTTCCGAAGCTGAAAGCAGTAATCGGTTCGGAGTTTTCAAAGGCAGATGAGCTGGCGGCAACAAGAAAACGTGCGACAGAGATCGAACAGGAGCTTCTTGCCAATAATGCGGAGGCTGTTTCCGATGCGAAGGAAAGCAGCGAGGGCGGAGTTTATGCGAGAAAGCTCAAGGCGGCAGGTATAAAGCCGAAAGCAGCGGCAGGTAAGCCGGTCACAGGCAAGAGCGCGGTGCAGGGCTTTATCAGCCAGACGAGTGATGCAAGGCCGCAGGATTGGACAGCAGAGAAGAATACGAACAGTACAGCGGAACATGCGAAACCACTTGCGGAGATCATCGGAAAGGCGATGCACGATTTCGGAATTAACCTTGATACCGGATATGTCCGTGGTGCTGGCGTAACCGGTCAGTACAACACGAATGACAAGGGATTGAGGACAAAGATTGCCAACGACCTTCCGTCTGTGTCTCACGAGTTCGGTCACTGGCTGGATGATAAGTACAATATTCTGAAAGATACGGCGATCCCGAAGGCTGCTGAGGAGGACTTCCAAAAAGCATTTGAGAAGGAGCCGGGGAATAAGGCGGCGTATGATCCTTCACTTCATAAGATCGAGGGTGTTGCGGAATTTATCCGGTACTATCTCCAGAATAAGGACACAGCAGCGATTGACTATCCGGCGGCAACAGAGTATATCAAGAAAAAGATCACCAATCCGACAGAGCTGGCACGTTTTGAGCGGTTCGCGGACGAGGTAAACGCATATTATTCCGAAGGTGCAAAGAGTGCGGCAAGTGCTCTGGTGTATAAGGAAAACCGCATCAGTGATTACCGTACAACGAAAGAAAAAGCGCAGGACGCAGTAGATAAGCGTATACAGGAATGGGTAGATTCCAACCATGCAATCCGGTTACTTGACCGGAAAACAGGTGGAAAAGCGTATGTCATGGCGTCCAATTCGGCATACTCAGAAGCCCGCGCAAAGCAGATCCTTGAAGGGGACTTACTGGATATCAACGGAAACTACGTCGGTCATGGTTTGAAGTGGGCATTACAGGGTATCAATACAGTAAATAAGGAAGAGTACACAGCATTCAACGAGTATCTGACGGTTCTTCACGGTATCGAGTGGATCGAAAACGGCAAGCGTGTATTTGCTGATGACCGGATGAACAACCGACAGTGGATGGCAAGCCGCGCACTGGAACTTGAGAACGAATATCCGAAGTTCAAAGAAGCAGCAAAGCGTGTGTTTGAATTTACCGATCTCTTCACACGCACCTACGGTCTTGGAACCGGACTTATCTCAAAGGATCGTTATCTTGCCATGAAGAAACTGTATCAGCGGTATGTTCCGTTCTTCCGCGCTGGATTTAAGAACCGCGGTAATTCTCTTGCGAAAGCGAAGGGAAGCGGACGACAGATTATCATGCCGGTGGACAATATCATGGATATGGTCAACAAGATGGTTTCCACGGCAACCAGAAACAGCACACTGCTTGAGATCCGTAAGGCATCTACGGAACTCGGAGCAGATGCCACCTTACTCGAGAGAATCCCGGATCCAAAGGTCCCGAAGCAGATCAACATCAGCGATCTAAAGCAGGAGATTTATGAATCTGCGGGTGACAAAGAAATGTCTGCGGATGCACTGGACGTTCTTGACGATGTTCTCGGTACATTGGATGATGTGTATACACAGTTCGAGCTTGGTAAGGCAAACCAGAAAAAAGGGGAAATCTGCATTCTTGTAGACGGCAAGCCGGAGTTCTGGAAAGTGAATGACGAGCTTCTTCTGGACAGCATCAGCAACATGTCTCCGGGGCATCTTGGGGCAGTCCTTGGCACCTATGGGAAGATCACGAAGTTCATGACTGCCAATATCACCGGAAACAACATCATTTGGAGCGCATTCTCCAATGCACCACGTGATTTGCAGACGATGTTCAACTATGCGAAACAGACAAAGAACCCGGCTAAGCTTTTTTCTGGAATCGCCAGTGCTTATCTCAACTCTTTCAAAGAGGCTAATGGTAAGGAAGTGTCTCCACTTTATCGCGAATACTTGGCAATGGGCGGCGGTAATACCGGCGTATGGCAAGGCAGTGAGAAGTACGCAGCTGACATCCGGAAGTCTTTAAATAGTACTGGGCTGAATAAGAAGGGCAACGCAGACCACTTCTATAAGCATCCTGTATCAAGCTTCTTCGGGGCGATTTCTGTGCTTTCAGATACCATTGAGCAGGGACCGCGTTTCGCGATTTACAGCTTATGCAGACAGCAGGGAATGACTCAGCAGGAAGCATTCCACGAAGCAACAGATATCACGGTGAACTTTAGACGCCACGGGACAAATTCCAAAGCGGCGAATGCGGTCATTCCGTTCTTTAATGCCGGTATTCAGAGTACGGATAAGACGATCCGGTATTTTACCGGTGAGGATCTGAAAGGCACGAAATACACGGCGAAGCAGCGCGGCAAGATCATATTCCAGAGATGGGCATTCCTTGCGGTAACGTCTATGATTATGACAGCCATTGAATACGCATTAAACCATAAGAGCAAGGACGATAAGGAGAACTATAACCAGTTAAGCAACCATGTGAAGAACTCAAACTTCCTTATTCCTCTTGGCAAAGGAAAGTATTTTGCACTCACGAAATCACATGAGCTTGGAATCCCGTCCTCTGCAATGGAGCGGATACTGGAACTCACGCAGGACGATCAGGATCATGCGTTTGACGATTTTGCGGCATACGCGACATCGAATTTCCTTCCTTCTATCGTCTCTGATCTTGTGGAAATGCCGTTTAATGTGGCGAGTGAGGGACTTTACGATGCTTCGAAGGATGCATTAACTGGAGCAATCAGTTCAACGGGAATCTTCGGCGTTGGCGCTGCGATCAACGCAAACAAAGATTATCTCGGCTCCCCGATTGTCAGCAGTTCTCTTGAGGGTAAAGTTCCGAAACAGCAGTATACAGCAAGAACGAGTCATGCGGCGTACCTTATGGGACAGTTTTTGAATCTCAGCCCGCAGCAGATCGACTACTTTGGTAAGAATGTTCTTGGCGGATACTGGACATACCAGACGGCACTTTTTCCTGTTAATGATGGCAAGGGTGTGAAAGGTAAACGCGACTGGACGCTGGGAGTTAAGAACACCTATAACAAGGATAATATCTACTCACAGGATCTTGCAAACTGGATGTATGACAAGGCAGATGAATCCTCGATGTACGCGAAGTCTTACCCGGATAACAAGACGTATCTCTTAGAATCCTCACAGGACAGTGCCATGACAAGTTATTATTCAAGGGCGATGGGTCTTGTAAAGGATAATGCGGACAGCGCGGAGTACCGGATCGTTAAACAGTCTCTTCTTGACAGCATCAAGACATACCAGAAGAAGTCTGACCGCAATGCATGGACGAGTGCGGAGAAATCCGTCCAGAACTTTGTGAAGAAAACCGGGAATAAGAATGTGCTTCCGGGTGCTCTCAACACAGAGATTACGGACAGTGAGGGAAAGAAGCATTCCCTTAAAGGACGCGAGTACATTCAGTATCAGAAGACTTACGAGCAGGCTTACTGGAAGTATGTCAAGGAACAGTTTACCGGGAAGAAGTTCAGCGATGAGGACGCGGCGCAGGTGCTGTCAACGATCAAAAAGACCGCGAAAGACGTGGCAGATGCGACAATCCTCAAGCAGAAGGGTGTCAAGGTTGCGAAAAGCTCCTCCGGCTTTAATTCCTATAAGAGTGCGGCCAGTGACAAGCTGAAAGCGAAGGATAAGGATGCGAACCTTTCTGCAAAGGATGTTTACAATCTTGCTGTTGATTATGCGAAAGTAAACGGTCTTGATGCGAAGACAGAGTATTACAATGCGTTGTCTGACGATCAGCAAAAGAAGTACGATGAGTGGGAGAAGTATGGCGGCACGTTTGATACCTATGACGAGTATCTCGGCACAAGGGATTTCAAGGCTTCAACATACGAGGAATCCGGCGAATCGGTCAGCGGAAGTAAAAAGTATAAGATTGCGAAGTATCTGGTGGAACAGGTGCAGAACAACACTTTAAGTTACAATCAGGCAGAGGTGGCATGGGAACTTTCCGGCTACAATAGTAAGAAGGAAAAGAGTGATACTCTGGATGATTATTATGGTAGTTCGGAATGGTATAAGTTACAGAATATCCTCGGATATTAAAAGGAGACGGGCGTTTGCCCGTCTTTTTTTGTGCGCAAAAATAGGTCGGTCGGTTTTTTCTTCGTCAAAAGATAGAATGATGGCATAAAGCGAAAGCTGACTCACGGGAAAGACCGCGTTGGAGGAATTTATGAAGAAATTTTTATTTAATCTCCGTGCATTTGACGGTGAAGGCGGCGGAGCCGCTGCCGGTGCAGGAGCGGGCGCAGGTGCCGCAGGCACATCTCAGGCCGCCGCTGGGAATCAGGCGCAGGGGCTTGTAGCCTCTGATGGTGAGAACGCCACTCACACGGAACAGAGCATGTCTTTTGACGATTATGTCAAAGCCCACAAGGATGAAGCGAGCAAGTGGTTTCAGAAACAGTTTAACCGGCGTCACGCCGATTACAACCAGTTAAAATCCAGAGCAGATGCATCAGCACAGGTACTGGATGTGCTTGCCGCAAAATACAATCTGGATGCAAATGATGTTGATGGTATCGTGAAAGCCTTAAACGGAGATGACTCCATGTTTGAGGAACGGGCGATCGAAGCCGGAATGACGGTGGAACAGTACAAACGTTTTTCGGAAGCGCAGGCAGAGAACCGCAGACTGCGTGCCGAACAGCAGCAGTTTCAGCAGACACAGCAGATCCAGAGACAGATGGAAGAGTGGGACAGGCAGTCGAACAACTTAAAACAGATCTTCCCGGACTTTGACCTTGACACAGAGCTGGAAAACCCAGACTTTGAAAAGGCTTTAAGAAGCGGTCTCTCCATTGACCGTGCCTTTTATGCGGTTCATGGTGCTGAAATCACATCCGGAGCGATGCAGTACACCGCACAGCAGGTCCGCCAGGCAACAGCTGAAGATCTTGCCACACGGAGAAACCGTCCGGTTGAGAATGGATTATCTCCAATGGCATCCGCGAAGGTGACAAAAGATGTGCATAACCTTACCAAGAGAGAGAGAGCGGAACTTGCGAAGCGCTCCATGAGCGGAGAAAGGATCCGCTTCTAAGAGAAGGGGAATTTATATGCGCAAAAAATATATTTTTAACATTCAGGCATTTACAACTGTGCTGAATGCTTCCACATCCAGCACTTCCGGCAACAACCTTGCACCGGAAGTCAAGACCTATTATTCTGATTATCTGATCCAGCTTGCAGAAGCACAGCTTGTTCACGATCAGTTTGGACAGAAGAGAAACATCCCGTCCGGCAACGGTAAGTCTATCGAGTTCAGACAGTTCACACCGCTTGCAAAGATCACAGAAGCCCTTGTCGAGGGTGTTACACCGGATGGACAGGCACTTGACACTTCCACGATCACTGCAACTGTAAAGCAGTACGGCGGATATGTTGTTATCACGGATATCCTTGACCTTACAGCAATCGACAATATCAAGACGGAAGCTGTTCAGCTTATCGGGTCTCAGGCGGGCAGATCCCTTGATACGGTTGTCAGAGAGGTGTTAAACGGCGGCACAAACGTCCAGTACCATGAGGGAGAGAGAGCAAGCCGTTCTGCCATCACCGCAACTGATACTCTTACTGTGAAAGCAGTCAGGGCAGCAGTCCGAACCTTAAAGAGACAGAACGCGGAAACTATCGACGGCTCCTTCGTTGGAATCATCCATCCGGATGTCGCATTCGATCTTATGTCTGATCCGACGTGGGTGGAATGGCACAAGTACACGGACAATGACGCAATGTTTACCAATGAGATCGGTAAGATCGCAAATGTCCGGTTTGTCGAGACCACAGAAGCGAAGATCTTCGAAGATGCTGGCGGAGCTGCTTCAGCCAAGTTCGACATCTATTCCACACTGATTATCGCAAAGAACGCATATGGTACAACGAACATCGAGGGCGGCGGACTTGAGCTTATCACCAAGCAGAAGGGTTCTGCCGGTACTGCGGATCCGCTTGACCAGCGTTCCACTGTCGGTTGGAAAGCAACAAAGACAGCAGAGAGACTCGTTGAGGACTACATGGTCCGTATCGAGACAGCCTGCTCTTACGCAGCCTAATTACCGGGCGGAGGTTTTAGCCCGCCCTTAGGGAAGTGTAGCCTCCGCACTTCCCTATTTTTGGAGGATAATTTATGCCAAGAAAAGCAGAAGTACAGGAAGAAGTAAAAGAAGTACAGGAAGAAGTACAGGCAGAAGAAACTAATACAGAAAAGCCGGGCGTTGAATACGTGGATCATGCTCCGCTTTTCCGTGACGGCGAAAAGTATAAAAACCCATTAAACGTCATTGTCAATGGCGTGAAGTATTCCGTTCCGCGCGGAGTGCCGTTAAGACTGCCGAAGGTAGTAGCAGAGGTCATTGACCAGAGTATCGCACAGGACGCATATGCGGCAGAGCTTGACCGCAAGATGCAGGAAGCACAGGTAACTGTATTCTAAGGAGGTAGCTATGAAGTTATCCAACACAACTTATGATATCCTCAAGTGGGCCGCGCAGTATCTTCTCCCTGCGGCTGGCACACTGTACTTTTCCATCTCCCAGATCTGGGGACTTCCGTATGGGGAACAGGTGGTCGGTACGATCACTGCGTTAGACACGTTCCTCGGAGTGCTTCTCGGTCTGAGCAGCAACACATATAATAAGGAGATTCCGACAGATGAGGATTAGCGAGAACGGCTTGAATCTGATTAAGAGCTTTGAAGGCTGTCGCCTGACTGCCTACAAATGCCCTGCCGGTGTCTGGACCATCGGATGGGGACACACCGGCGGCGTGAAACCTGGGCAGAAGATCACGCAGGCAGAAGCGGATCAGATGCTTGTATCTGATATGACAGCATACGAGCACAAGGTTGACAAGTACGCTTCCTATCACTGGAACCAGAATGAGTTTGACGCGCTGACTTCCTTTGCATACAATGTCGGCAGCATTGACCAGCTCACAGCGAACGGGACAAGGAACCGTGCCACGATTGCGGAGAAGATCCTGCAATACAATAAAGGTGGCGGAAAGGTTCTCCCCGGACTCACAAAGCGGCGTGAGGCGGAAAGAAAACTTTTCCTTACACCAGTTATGGCAAAGCCGTTTGTCCCGCACTGGGAAAAAGATGGTAATACCTGGTATTACCGCATTGGCGAACGCCAGAACGCGCATGGCTGGCAGAAGATCCGAAATGCGGACGGAAAGATCCGTTGGTATTACTTTGACTCCGATGGCAAGATGTGTACCGGCTGGAAGAAAATCGGTAACGAATGGTTTTATCTGGAGACCACCGGCGATTTTGAGGGTGCGTGCTATGTTACAGACAGCAAAGGTGCGCAGTCTGTAATGATCGTAAAAGAGTGATGATATCACACGAAATATCACACGAACCCTCGCAAACCCTTTATTTATAAGGGGTATACGAGGGTTCGAATCCCTCCGTCTCCGCTTTTGGGGAATCCTTGAGTTTACTGGGATTCCCTTATTTTATGCCTGTTTGCGGGAATTTTGGAAAGATGTTATCAGTGCGTTTAGAATGGTAAAAGTGCAGATTTACGGGGAAAGTATCACACGAAGTATCACACGACAAAACGGTTCTTTTTTGCATATTCTTCTTCAATTTTAGCGCGTTCCTCATCAATGACATTCTCGTAGACACGCTTCAGGACAGAGCTTCCAGGCTTCCATCCGCCAATGGCTTCGATGTAGCGATCTGGTACACCATCGACATGCATCTGGGACGCTGCGTAATGCCGTAAGTCATGGAAGCGGAAGGATGGAAGACCGGCGTTTCGGAGCGCCTTTCTGAAATGCCGGTAAAGGATGTCCGGCGACATACCCACAACGGTATCTTTATCATGGTGAATCGTTTTCACAAGGTCGATCACATATTGCGGTACACGAACGGTCCGATACGAATTATATGTTTTCGGATTGTGAATGACCCATTTCCAGTCGTCGGTCTCAGAGATCCCTTTGTTGATCCGTATGGTGCAGTTTTCGTAGTCAATATCATCGAAGGTGACAGCACATGCTTCTCCCCGCCGCATTGTCCCAACCGCAGCAAATAGGATCCCTGCCTTGGTCTCAGGTGAATCACAATGATCGAGAAGGGACTGGACATCACTGGCAGAAGGCGTGTAGTATTCTAACTTCCTTTTCTGCGGAAATGTAATGTTTGGAGTAAATGCGGGAAGATATACGGAGAGTGCTGCGGATATGAGACCGAACACGTTTCGGACGTATTTTGGTGAGTGCTCCATAGAAAGATCGGAAACAAACCTCTGCAAATCAGTATTTTTAACGACAGACAAATCAGCAGATGCAATCTTGTGTGTCTGGATACGGCGAAGCGCAGTGCAATAACCTTTGATTGTTGATGGTGACAGCACATTCCGCTTCATTTCAATGTACCTCTCGCACGCCTGTGCGACCGTCAGAGACTCTTTCAGCTCTCTTCGGTGATTCTTCCACTCGGTAGCCAAAGCCTGTGCCTGTGCCTTTGTGGGAGCTGTGAAGCTCTTGTAGTGTTTCTTTCCGTCATTATCCGTGTAGTCGTAGACCTGTACGCGGATATTCCCGGATGGCAGTTCGTTTTTCTTCTTTCTTGCCATTACACAATTCCTCCTTGCTTAAAATAAGGGGGAGTGCTACAATATAGGCATTCCAATATTGAAATCCATAACTCACATGTAACCTCCCCTGGTTGCAGAAATCCCCCAGTGATTCAGACCCACTGGGGGATTTTCTATACAGCTTTTGGAAAATCCGTATAGTCAATAGACTGTGTGTGAAGATTTCCATCAGGAACCGGATATAGCGTAATAGTTTTCCCAACGGCTCCAGAATCATCAACATAGAATTCCATCAAATTGCTGGCTTTGGTGGATATGGTATCATCTCCAAATAAGTGTGTCGGACCATAAAAGGTTTTTCCAGTGCAGTAGTAGAATATATAAATTCCGACAGGAATATCAATATCAACGACTTGCCCGGCTTTTACATAGAACGCGATGTCGTTCCCATAATCATTGGAGAAATCATAACTTGGATCAGTTTTTTCACTATGTTTAAAAAATTTTAGATAAATATAATAATCGCTATCAGAAGACGCTTGGACTTCAAGCGGGCATATTCCTTCATTGCTTGGTTTCACAAAGCATTCCCCATTACCGGCTTTTACAACCGGATATGAATTTTTAACCGGAGATCCCCAAGTTTGTGTTCCGGCCGTATAAGTAGAATCAGTCTTGGAACTGGATACTGTACTTCCACTTAAGTCCTGATAAAAACAAACTATCAATAAGACTACGGCGCAGACCATAATTGCTGCTAAAGCGAACATGGGGTGTATACCAAAGCGTTTTTTTACTGGTTCCTTAGAACGACTTTCATCTGCCGAATTAGAGTTCGTAGTAGAGAATTCGTTTTTCATAAATGCATCAGAGTACTTACCAGACGATGCAATATATACTTCTCCATCCCTAAAATTATAAACAGTGTCGTTTTTAAAAACGATCATGAAATCCCTGACGTTCCCAACCAGGCGGATAATATCATCTATTTTTATTCTCAATATGCTTTTATAACCATTATTGCTACAAACAAGATCAAAATCTTTTCCATAAGGATATGGCAACTCTCCTGAATTTCCATAATCGGTTCTTATTGATATATAAGGATAAAGAATGATGTATTTTGTCAAGAAATCGGAAATCACTTCCTGTGCCTGTTCATTCATATAAAGGAAATTGTATATCTTAAACTCAAAACGTTTGGGGTTTTCGATATACATTTCAGTCAGTTTTTTTTCTATCTCCACGTAGTTCATTATTCGGGAAGCACAATGAAGCTCTTTAAGATTATGGGAGTGAGTGTGCAACCCAAAAGCAGAAACATATTGCCAATACTGTTTTTCTGATATAAATACGGTTAGATTTTTTATAAAGTAGAAACCTTCAAAGACATCAGGCGCCATATATGTTCCTCTATTTCAATCTCAACTCCAGCAGTTCCTTCGGATATCCTGTACACTGGCAAAATTGCTCTTCGGTATATCCCCGGTACTGCGTCAACAGTTCCTCTGATATCAGCAGGTGTGCCGCGAACAGGTTCGCCCTGCGCTCCAGCTTCGATACCAGTAATAATGTTTTATTGCGTATAAAGTAACAGTTCGCCTTGCGGTCTAAGAGTGCGTGACCTAACTCATGTGCCATCACAAGGCGAAGCTCTTCACGGCTCAGCTGATTACTTAAGAATATGTACCGGTGGTTCTTGAGGAACATGTAACAACCTTCGTGCTTGCAGTTCCCTATCTGGTACAACACACCAAGCTGATCGGCAATCTCGAACGGATCATCTGTACCGCATTTTCTTTTGTAGTATGATACAAGCCGTTTCACTCGTGCCAGATCGTCCATAATGACATCACCTACTTCTTATAACGCTTGTTCGTATACTTTTCTTTATTTATCATCTTTAGTCTTCGCAACGCGATTTCCAACTCGTCTTTAAATAATGCAGCCGCCTCCGGATCCAGGTCCTCGCCATTATAACATGCCGGGCCGCTTTCACCAGCGGTAAGTTTTTCCATGATCCGGTCGAGGTCTTTCGCAATGTCCCGCTCGTCCTTTGCAGTCAGCTCCGGGGCTTTTTCTTTCGGCTCTTCTTTGCCTGTCATGAGGTATTCAACAGTTACACCAAAGTAGTCAGCTATCTTTTGTAGTTTCTCTTGCTTAGGCGTATATCTTCCTTTTTTCCAACTGGTTAAAGTTGCTGTTGTGATACCGGTTGCTTTAGCTACTTTATAAGCCGTTATTCCGTGTTCGGCCAACAGTCGTTCAAATACTTCATACATGGCATTCCTTTCCGCTTAAAATAGCATAGAAAAATTAGCTAAAATCATTGACAAACATAGAAAACTATGCTATTGTATGAATGTAGCAAAGATTTCTAAGCTATATAACAAATAAAGCTCTGGTTTCTTATTTAACTTAGGTGGTACTTTGATTATATAAGAAACCTTAGCTAAAGTCAATACATTTTGCTAAGGAGGTGTCGAAAATTGTATAAAAAATATGCCGAGTTAAGGGATAATGCGGGGCTTACCGATTATAGGGTGTCGAAAGATACAGGAATTTCAACCGCTACGCTTTCGAGCTGGAAGAATGGAAACTATTCTCCGAAGTTCGACAAGCTTCTGACCCTCGCCAAATACTTCAATGTTCCGGTCGAGTATTTCGCGGACGAGGAGTAACAATCAGGGGAGGTGCAGAACATGGCAAAGAGTTTAACCGACAATGCAATCATCAACTTCCGCTGCGACTTCCACAGATTAAAGGAAATCCTCGGATATGATGACAAGCAGCTTGCGAAGTATCTGGGATGCTCAGAAAGCACGGTTAGGAAGCTCCGTAGGGAGCCGATGAATGTAAGCGGAAAATATATCCTGTTGGTGCAGGCGCACTTAGCACAGGAAGATGCCAAAAGGTGGGGAGGAGTACTGAAATGAGAGCGTTAGTTGTAACAATGGGCCAGAACGAAGCAAAGCGCCGGATCCGCGCGAAGAAACGCCAGATGATTGTCCGGGCGCTTGTCCGGTACGCAGTAAGACTTGCGATTCTGCTGTTTGCATGGATTGGAATCTTCACTCTTGTCGTGCCGTACAGCACGATAGGAGTAGCGATCGTTACCGCGTTTCTGGCGATGGTGCCGATGATGTGGGGAATGGAGGATATGGAATGAAGAAATATGAATTAATAGCCGAAAGCATTGTGGAGTTCGACAGAACACTTTTTAGAATTAAGGCTCTGGTAGCCTTTGGGAATGTTGAAGAGGGAGAGCTTGGAGGATTTGTCGAGAAAGAAGGAAATCTCGATCAGTCCGGCAATGCGTGGGTGTACGGCGATGCGCGGGTGTACGGCAATGCGCGGGTGTACGGCAATGCGATGGTGTCCGGCGATGCGATGGTGTCCGGCGATGCGCGGGTGTCCGGCGATGCGCGGGTGTACGGCAATGCGATGGTGTACGGCAATGCGCGGGTGTCCGGCGATGCGATGGTGTACGGCAATGCGCGGGTGTACGGCAATGCGCGGGTGTCCGGCGATGCGCGG